ATCGCCTCATCCACCACCGTTGGGCTGATGAACTGATCCTCGCCTGCGCTGGGGAACTCACCGTACACCTCCACCTTGGCCTGGGATGAGTCCGCGCCATACTCCGCGATGATCTGGTCGTACACCGCCTTGTCCGTATCCTCGACCGTTCTAGCGTCCACGCTGCGAGCGTTCCAGAACGCCCGTTTGGCGTTGAAGCACTCAAAGAAGTACCCTTCGTTTCGGCGCGGGTTGCTGAAGGCAAACCAGTATCTGTCAGGCGTGTTCTCTGTGAAGAACCCCGCCCCCACTTCCCAGATCGGGTTTGGTATGCCGCTGCTCTCGTCGAAGATCAGCATCATCCCGTCCTGGTTGTGGACGCCCGCGTAGCTGTCAGGGTTCTCGGCTGACCACAGCTTGCCCTCTGCGGCCCAGTAGCGCGTGCCTTTCTTCAGGTCACGCTCGACCAGTTCAGTAATCCACTTCGCTGGCACCAGCTTGGTGGCGCTCACTTCCCACCAGTGCGAGTGCATCGCCATCGCCGCCCACTTGGTCAGTTCTGCCCAGGTCACCGACCGCAGTTGATTCTCAGAGTTTGCGCTGACCACTACGCTCCCGCCGATGCGCGTGGTGAGCATCCACAGCACCAGCCAGGATACTAGGGCGCTCTTGCCAATACCCCGGCCTGAGGAGACCGCTTCCCGTAGGGTGTCCATCTGGACCTTCCCCTTGTTCCGCTGGATGTGCGCCTTGATGTCGTTGAGCACCTCGCGTTGCCATTTGCGTGGGCCTTTGAAGTTGGCCAGTGGCGTGTTCTTCTGCCCCCAGGGAAACACAAAACGTACAAACGCTTCGGGATCATCCGCAAGCGCGGGCGACCACAACTCGACCATCAGGCGCTGCTCTTCAGCGGATGTGTAGATTGGGAGTTGCATCTTCGACGTAGGTTAGGCGAGCACGGGCTTCTTCCAGCGCGGTGATGACGCTGATCTTCTGATAGACATCAACGCTGATCTCTTGCTTGGCAGTCCAACCGTGGACATGCTGAAGGATCGCCAGGCTGGCCTTGGCGTCGCCGTTCATTGACGCCTCGGACAGTTTGCCTGCATGCGCCATCTCAGCGTCGGCTTTGCCTTTTTGCGCCGCCATCTCGGCGATGGGGTCTAGCTGACACAGCCGCCTGTATTCAACTGGCAGCATGCCGGAGGCCAGAGCCAAACTGTCGCCTTTTAGGCCCAAGCGCGCTGCTTCGTAAATCTGTTGCAGTCGCGCCTCAGTCGCCCTGATCTCCCTAATTTCTAGCGGTAGGGATTTCATGCGCGGGAGTATACCTTGATTGTTGCTACGAAGGATGTTACGGCATGGCGTAGGAAAAAATTTTGTTCGCGGACCCTTCGCCAGCGTGACCGGCCGGTCGCCGGCCCTGCCCCCCCCCTCTCGAATGCTGCACTGCAACACGTCCATGCCTAAGCAATCATTGCCCAGGCAAACATTGCCTAAGCAACCATTGCCTAAGCAACCATTGACTAGACAACCATTGACTAGACAACCATTGCCTAAGCAATCATTGCCCAGGCAACCATTGCCCAGACAATCATTGACTAGACAATCATTGTCCAGGCAACCATTGACTAGGCAAGTATGCTGCACTGCAACATGCCAGCGTGGGTCATGTGGCATCGCCCACTAGGCCGCATGCCGGCGGCCGTCGCCTAGGCGTGGGTCATGTGGGTCATGACCACGCATGTCCAGATCAGATCAGATCAGCTGCGGGCTGTTGGCGCTGGGTTTTTGCGTGGGCGATTGTGTGGGCGGTTTGGGGGTCGTGGCGTGGGTCATCGTTTCTAGGCGTGGTGGGTCATGTGGGCTACGCCCACGCGGCACACCCCCTATACGATACGTATAGTTGCATATACAACCAATTTTGATTAGGTTTAGACAAGTGATGACCCACATGACCCACCACGAGGGGCGCAGCCCCACCCACGACACGCCCACGCCATCGCCCACCGCACCGCCCACCGCGCTACCAGGGCGCAGACCCTGTTAACAGTAGGGGCATGCGCTACACGCTGCAAAGCGCGTTACACTACCTACATGTCGCAGCGATCCCGCAGCGACGCAACCCGGAGAGACACCATGACACGCGACGAATTCGATGCCCTTGTGACAGCAAAAACTTTTGCTTCTATCTTCAAAGCTCACAAGTCCTCGGACTTCAAACATGAATGCATCATTCACTATTGCGAGGGGATCAACGCCGACGGCTGGATCAAGTCTAAGCATTTCGCTACTAAGCCAGAAGCAAAGGCATGGGCAAAAGAGCAACGCGCAACCCCCCACAACTACTGAGCCCAGCCGATAGCGCCCTATTGGGGCGCTACGGGCTGAATTCAGCACACACACTAGAGTACACATGAAAACCCACTTGACTCTCAAGAGTAGCAACAGCAAGACGGGCCCGATTCCCGTATCAACATCAAGCCGCGCCAGCTGCCCACCGGACTGCGCCATGCGCGCAGAATGCTACGCCGATGCGGGCCCGCTCGCTTTGCATTGGTCGGCAGTGACCCGCGACGAACGCGGCGACGACTGGCCGGTGTTTGTTGCCAAAATCGCCGCGCTGCCCGACGCGACATTCTGGCGTCACGACCAAGCCGGCGATCTTCGGCCCGCAGGCAACACAATCGACCCGGTGGCGTTGGGCGAACTAGTCGCGGCCAACGCCGGCCGTCGCGGGTTTACATACAGCCATTGGCGCGACGCCGCGTCAATCGGCTGGATCAGGCACGCAAACCAATGGGGGTTTACGGTCAACTTATCAGCGAACGATCTCGCTGACGCTGACGTGCTCGCTGACGCCGACGCGGGCCCTGTTGTTTGCGTGCTGCCCAGCACGACGACGGCCAACACGACAACACCGGCCGGGCGTCGGGTTGTCGTTTGCCCAGCGACGCAACGCGACGACGTTACATGCTCAACATGCCAACTGTGTCAGCGTCAACGTGATGTGATCGTCGGTTTCCCGGCTCACGGGAACCGCCACCGCCGGATCGATATCCGGCTTGCCACTGCGTGATTTTCAGGGCTAGCGCTAGCGGCGCTAGCCCGGACAATCCGTCCGATTTAGGGGTCAACAATGAACCATAAAAGAATCAATAAAGCCGCCGCAGCACTCGCACGCATGGGGTTTTCCGATGCCACGATATCGTCGTGGCGTCAATGGGTGGCGGATGGCTGCGGCTACAGCCACGAGAGCGGCAAGCGCGACGCGCGCCGCTGGGCGCACTACACGCGCCGCGTCTATAGCGTCAAGGGATTTTGATGCGAGACGCGTTGTTTGCATTCGCCCTGGGCGTCGCTGGTGCGCTGTTCCTGTTTTTTTCGCTTTAAAGGGTTCACTATGCTAAACACAATCATAGCGGCAGCTGCCGCAAGCTTGCGCGGTCAGTACGCGCGCGACGTTGTCACCGGTCGGCAGCGCTGGTCCGGCAGTGATCTGCGCGGTAAGGCGCGCAAGTACAGCTACAGCTATTACATTCAGCGGCGCAAGGCGCGCGCAGCGCTGTTTGCTGCCGGCGGTTGCATTATCGCGATCGACCATGGGCTTAACGTCAGCGCTGTTGCGATTGACGCTGACAGCTACGCCACTGTGCGCGGCGTCGCCGTGCGCTGCGGTACGCGATATCGCATCAGCGCGGTGTTGACCCACGGCGCGGCGGTGTTCGTATGATCGCGCGCTATCCCGGCACGTGCGCACGCACTGGCCGCGCCATTAAGCCCGGTGACGTGATCACGTTCACTGCGGGCCGCAAGGCCGTGCTAGTCCAGCAGCAGCACGTGAGCGACACAATCGTGTTTTTTGGCGATAGCGGCGCCAGAGAGTTTTATCGTAATCGCGCAGGCCGGTGCGAGGACGCGCCATGCTGCGGATGCTGCACGATATGACAATTGCCGCGACGACCACGCTCGTCAACCCTGACGACGGGTTGACCGTCGAAGTTTTTCCCGTCGCGCGCGGC